GATCATATCTAGATAAGATTTCCACGCTGTAAAAGGGTTCTTAGCATCTGGAACGCTGGCAAGATAAGCGGTTAGTTGCTGTGTTAAACCCTGAGCCTTAGCAATTTCTCCAGCAAGTTTGGATGCCTCGGATGTGTTGCCGGTAAGGATAGCCAGTTGCAGTTCTAGGCGCTTGCGCTCTTCTGCTGAAATATCACCTTTAAGTGCAGCAATAATAGAAGTCTGCTGAATGTCGAATAAAGTTCCAGCCTTTTGCAACGCTGTCTGCTCTTTAATCGCTTTAGTCTGTTCTTTAGTTGTCTTTAGTAAAGCATCGCGGTTCTTTTTTGCCGCCTTTTCGGCTGCTGCTTTTTTAAGTTCTGCTGTAACTGCTGGAGTAATAGTTGCAGCAGCAGCAGGTTTAGCAAATATCGCTGGGATAGCAGTAAATCGCAAGTCAAGAACTGTGTCGAGTAACTTAAATGCTTTAGCCGTTCCTGAAACCAAGGAAGCAATAGCGTTAGCGGTTGTGTCTATTTTTGAAATGATGTTATCTAGTCCACCTTGCCCACCGCCGCCTAAAGTGGATAGCGCATCGACCAAGCCTTTACCAATAGTCTCCTGAGCATTAGCGGCTGCAACAGTTAACTTATCAAGTGAGCCAGCGTAGGTGTCTACTGAGATCTGAGCCTGTCCACCGAATAGACCGTTAATTCTTGCTTGGACTTCCTCGAAAGACATAGCCTTTAATTCGGCCTGAGTTAAACCAAGACCATACTTGGCAAGTGCGCGAGTCTGTCCTACATAACCCTTAGATAGATCGCCTGCGACAGACACAACATCTGCCCCGCTTGCCGCCGAAAGATCTAGGGCTGTCTTTAATAACGACTGGGCTTTAGTAACTGATCCTGTTGTAGTTAATAGTCTCTGGAAAGCCGGGCGCAACTGATCATCTAGTATGCCAAATTGCTTTTCTAGATCTGCAATAAAGTTCTTTACAGCAGGATCGGCGAAGGCTAAGCCTAAGTTATCAAGCGACTGAGTTAATAATCTGGCTGCTTTATCATCTGCTGCGAAGGCTTTAGCCGCATTAAAGGCTGAGCGGCCTAAACGCTGTACGGTGAATAAACCTAAATAAGATTTAGCGAGCGTCTTAACTTGGTTGTTAAGCCCAAGGGTCTGCTTCGCTGCATCGGTAAAAGCCTTCTTGCCAACGAACTCGGCGGCAATATCTATCTTTACATTAGCGGCCATTAGTTCACCTTCGGAGTTCTCTTATTAAACTTATTGGCTGATGACTCGATCGCTTTAATTACTGCGCCCTGAGTCTTGCCCTGATCCTCATTCCATGCACGAAAGATGGAACGGCCTTCCATCTTGCCTTGGCCTTTAGGATCTCCGCCTAATCTTGGCGAGAAATTACCGCCGGGGTTCTTGCGCCCGGCTGTTTCGTAGATAGCACCAGCAGCAGACTTGTTAAGAATAGATACTAGAGAGCGCCATCCTCGGCGATTAGGCTTACTTGGTGAAGTCTTATAACTAACCCCACGCTTAGCCACAGATGGATCGTAGGTTGGAAACTTGGCTTTACTGTTGGGTTTAACTGCCCAACCACTTAAAGGAGACTGAGATGGCATATAACCACGCGCTTTGGCGGTAGTAGGCTTTAGCAAGTTGCCTAGTTCTTTAGTAGTTTCTTTCGCTAGATCAGGCTCGAATTGCTTTAGGGCTTTACGGAGTTTATCTGCGCCTTTTACTTCTGTTGGCATCCGCTTGCTCCTTCGCTCTGTCTTTCAGGGCTTGAAGTAAAGTCCTGAACATTGTGTGGTCTAGTTCAATTAAAGTTTGTGGCGAGAGTCCAGTCTCTAGCGATAGTCTCGCTACGAGATAGGTGAAGGACTCCCGCGCTACATTAAAGGTTCGTCATCTAGTACCTCGACTCGCGCCAAGGTATCTAGGAACGCTTCCCCGAATGGTTTAACGGTTTCACCCGACCGACGAATGCACTCCCAGCAGAGCCAATAAACATCGCTCTGCTTCTCGTCATCCCTAAAGGCTTTATGAAAGCCCTTCTTAGCATATTGCTCGAAGGCGTACTCGATCGCCGGAGTGATCTGGTACTCGTTAACGCTTCCGTCTGCCCTTGTAACCTTTAGTTTTGCCATGCTTTGCCCCTTAGTTAGTTATTACGCTGTTGTTACTGCGATAGTACCGTTGACATTCCAAGTTACAGACTGAGTTGAAAGATCGCCAACTGCACCGTTGACAGGTGTGATGTTGTTGACCAAGCAAGACATTGTGTAAAGCGGGTTAGTTGCTGATACTGCGGCAGAAGTCTGCTTTACTGTAACAGTTGTGCTTGTACCCCATACTGAGTTCAAGGTCTGTAGAGTCTTGGCTGATGCTTCATCGTTAAAGAACTCGATGGAGATGCTTGAAGCCTCTAGGCCTTTAACATAACGCACTCCGCTATCGCCCATGGCGGTAACAGGAAGTTCCTCGAATGATCGGTTAATTGTAACGCTGCTCACCAACGAACTCAGGTCTACCGCATTTACAGTAAGAACCACTCCGTTGCTTAGATATACTGCCATCGGTTATTCCTCATCTTTCTTAGTTGCTGGTTTAGGTGCTGCTGGAGCGATCTGACCGATCTTGATCAGGAACGCTGTGTTGTCTTTTTCCCATTGTTCAAGGGTCATTTTAACTCCAACTCGTTAGGACTGAGACTTGCAGGGAGCAAGTCAATAGATCGCCCGATGTAGCATTGAGAACGCTAGGTGCGCTCACATCTCCCACATTATAGACGATCGAGGATGCTGCCAGTTTGTTAAAGACTGCAACCAACATATCCTCAATACCGTTTAAGTTACCTTCGTTGTCCAGAAGCGGCACGAATATATTTATATTAAAGTTAGCAAGTGGCGCAACAGTATTGCGGCCATTATTAGTAGGAGTTACATAAGGATCAGCCGGGCTGATAACCACGCTGTTGACGATGGGTGTAGCAGGCGGGAATGAGAAAACCGACCAGAGTGAATTATCTACGAGCGCTGCTGCAATAGTGGCGCGAAGTGTGGAGATCGCTGCCATGGTTAGCCAACCATCGAGTTAGGCGAGATATACGGAGCAATAAGCCCACGCACTCTGCCAAGTAGTTGATTAGACATGGCGTAAATTGAAGTCATAGTTCCGTCTGGCCCCATCGCAGAACCAGAGTTGGACTGGCGGCTGCCCCAGATAGAGATCGAGATCATTAGGCTGGCTTCTTGGATCGCTGGAATAGTTGTGTAATCAACATAGGTATCTGCCGCTGCTGAGCCATAAGGGTTAATCGGGTGATAAGGCGCGGCAACATTGTTATTACCTGTGATCGCATAAGTAACTTGATACTCGCCTACACCAGTTATTGTCTTGTTACCGTTGTGCTTACTTCCGCAGCCGGTGATGTTTATAGTCTGTCCAACATAGAACACATCTTGGACATTATCCTGAAAGTAAGAAGTGCCAGTATTAGTTGTATTGCTATGCCCGATAACTGGAGTCGTGTTAGTCCATAGAAAAGGCAGCAAGACATTATCGGCAGCATTTACAACCTCAGTCAGAATTGCGTCGCTGTAGAGCGTTCCAATTCCAAGTGCGGTTCTAAGGGTTGCGATACTGGTTATTGCCATTGTTGTCCTTTCTAAAGACTGGAGGGGTAAAAGGGCATTACCCCTCCAGCGACTTAGTAACCTATTAAGTAAGGTTGAACTTGCGAACGCCCTTACCTGACTTAGCCAAGTAAATAGCGAGGTAACCGTAAAGGTTGATTTCAATTTCGCCTGATGTAAGAACATTGACGCGAAGTTGTGTTGTTGGAGACTCCCATGTGTAAACAGATGAAGGAGCGACCAAGAACATTGAGTTGTCGATTACGCCAGATGTTGTGATGTTGTGATCGACGATTAGATCTGTACCAAGTACGCCACCAACGACTGAAGTCGCTACCGCGTTGCCTGATGCATTCTGTGTTGCACCTTGTGCAGAATAGAGGCTGCGACCAGTTGTGTCTGCGAAGCCGGCAATAGCCGCCCAAGCGTCAGTCGATGCAACCAACTTGTTAGCGAAGTCTCCGCCAGTACCCTTGTATGCGGCTGCGCCTTCTACTGATACGAATGACTGAAGTCCTGCTGCTGTTGCTGCTGTTGCTGTCGCAGTTGTACCTGCTGATACATATGCTGCAAGTAGCGCTGCATCTGTAGCCTTTTCGTACGCCTTGCGAAGTTCTGCCATCATGAGTTCCATGAACGCAGGAGACGAACGATCCACCAACTCGAAACTTACACGCTGCAAGCCAGAAAACTTTTCGATCGAAATCGTGTCGTAGGCTGAGGTCATGCCAGTCTCTGATGGTGCTGCACCTTCGTTAGTGTCTGCAACTGTTGGTGCAACATCTGCTGAAGTAGCGTTTGTGTAAAGGCGTGGAACTGTGAAAGACATTCCGTCGATACCAGCAAGTGAGCCGCGTGTTGCTGCTTCGAATGCTGGTCGGCCGGTGAATGTATCTGTGATGAATGTGTTTAGGTGTGAAGGAAGTGTTAAACCTGTGTTTGTTGATGTTGAGTCATCTGCTGCACGAATTGTGCGGCGTGCTTCGTCATCGCCAAGCGCTGCCTTCATGGATGCTTCTAGGTATTGTGCAGATGAAATCGGCGCTGTGCGCTCTTTTGCATATGCTGGTGCTGTAACAGTTGGGCGAGCGGCTTCAACAGCCGTTGCCTCAACTTCTGGTGCTGCTACGGTGTCTGGAGTATTTTCCACGACCGCCTCGCTTTCTGTTGGTTTGGTTTCATCGTCAACAGAGGTTTCCTCTGCGCGAATGCTTGTTATGGCTGCTGTTTTGAAAGCGGCCTCCGTTACGACTGAGACTTCTTTTAATCTAGCCGAGGTAACTACTGTGTGTCCTGATCGAGATGGTGCAGATGCAATAATCTCCGCGCCGATACTCAGCCCTGTAACTAAACCTTCTTGCGCCATTACTAAAGTATCGTTGCCGCCGGTTGAACGACTTAAACGAAACACAGCGTAAATACCATCTGGTCGCGTTTCTGCGCTGATCATTTTTCCGACCGGCTTCTTAATATCATGCTGCGATAGAAGTCGGATCTTGCTTGGGTCTGCGATCTCGATAGATCCTGCTTCGAATACGACTCCACCTAAGTTGGTGTTACCGATCTCGCCAGTTCCCATAGGTACGATCTTGCCGCTAATCTCGCGGCGTTCCTCGCTGCACTCGATCGAGGCTGCTTCGATGTATAGAGTCTCCATTAGAGTCCCTCACTTCCGTTAGGTGTTAAATCCGTCATTTCCATGGCCTGTTCAGTTGTAATAAGTCCGAGAGTTAGTAACTTCTCAATAACTTGAAGTTCAACTAGCGGATCGTTCTTTAAGAATGTATCGAATACCGCGAAGCGAACTTCGTGGCCAGATGTTGAAATATCATCCATGCTGAGACGCGCCTGAATTGCTTGGATGTAAGGCTCGATGGATAGAGCGTAGAACTGCTTGCGCTCATCCTGAACATTCGCATAAGTCATAGTCGTGTTCTGATCGGCTGATAAGTAATAGGCCGGGACATTCATAGCGCGAGCAATTTCAGTTGATAAGTTTTGAATAGCCTCGTTGTACATCATGTCTTTAGGTGAGAACTGTGTGGACTGGAACTCTAAAGTAGAAGTTAAGTAAGCAGTTGAGTTGTTCTGGCGACTACGCTTCCAAGCAGCAAGAAGGCCAGAGACTTCTGCTGGAGGTAGGTCTGCGCCTGTGTTCTTTAAGATACCGCTAGACATTGGAGTGGCTGACGCTATTGAAGCAGCCTTGTTAATGTCGATCGCGCTCTGAATAGTGCGCCCGGCGCGTTCTAGTACGCCTTCGTCTAATCCTTGAATAGTTACGATGTCGTTCATGTCGATCGGATAAGCATCGACATAGTATTGCGTAATCATGATGCCTTCAAGATCTGTCGTAAAGGTTACGCGAGTATTAGCGATCCATTCGAATGCAGAAGGGCGGCCATCCTCGGCGTAGCGCTCGGTTACACGAAGGTAAGCAACGCCGTAGAACAGCAAAGAGTCAACGCACCAGTTAAGGGTGATGAATGAAGGTTGGTTCTTAGCGAGTTGTGAGATCCAACGAGGTGCGGCCATAACTTCGCCAGTGCGCTTGTTGTAATACTCTAAAGGTATCGAAGCAACAGTTCCGCAGATTAAGTTGCGCGCTCTGGCGATCGAAGGAACAGACATAGCGTCTTTACGAGATACGCGTAAGGCTATTTGGTTATAAATTGTGGGTAAGTTTTCGCCCATTACCTGTGGCGCTGCTTGCGCTTCTACGATTAGCGGCTTGCGCGAAAAGATACCCATAGGGTGCAATTATACACTAGATGTAGGTCATTCGGTGTAGATAGCCGCTACCTGTTGTGGTTTGTAAAGCATATGCACGACCATCGCAGTACCGATAGCGCCAGAGACATCTCCAGCCGATTTTCTTTTAACGATACGCCAAGCAGAGTCATTAACTTTAGCCGCGCAGTTATTCATCTGCTGTATCCAGTTACTCTGACCAGAATGCACCACGCGAAGGTTAACCAAGCCATCGAGCAAGTCTCCGCAAGCCTGATAGAACGAAGCGCCAGAGACATCCTGAGTTACGCACCCTGCATTGGATAACTTGTCGGCGATCGACTGGGCTGTGTACTTGTCGTAACAGATCTGGCGTGGCCTGTACTGATCTGACCAAGCCTTTATATCTGCCGCAATTTTAAGATCATCAACCGAGACAGCAGACTCCCAAGTCTGCAAGATGCCGACTCCGATCCGACCGTCTGGCAATATCTGGCCAGCAACGAGCGAAGCATTACGCCTAGAAGGTGAGACATCGAAGCCGAATACTGTGT